GGTGTTTGGTATCTCCTAGCACCCGACTCTGAGAGTGCAGCATGGTCTGCACTTGAGTTGTCCCGTGAACGCAACGATCAACTTCTTAATGTGAGACAAACTGATGAGTGGTAAACGTTACTATCCTAACAACTGGGAACATTTCAAGGACGCACCTGATGAGATGTTTGAGCCTCACCTTTTTGATGAGGTAATGGAATGGAAGGTAGCAGGTTGGGAGCTACCATCGTCTGTATGTTGTATCATTCGTGTACGTGACACCAAGACCTACAAGGTCAAGGAGCACGTCTACATGCGTGAATCAGCAGCACAAAACAAGGTCAGGCAGCTTATGCATACGCCTGACATTGAGTTCACTGTTTGTAATCACGAAGCAATTCACCACCTTACTTGCGAGGCTATTGACAATGACGACTAAAGTTTACTATCGCCGTCTGCACGAACTGTGTGCACAACTGCAGAATCATCCACATCGAGATGAGATTCTTGAGCTTGCTATGCAACAGCTTGCAGATGACAACGATGTAATTGAGGATGCCTATGGCTACACCAGCTGAGATTGACGAACAAGTACAACTTGAGCGTGATCAAATAGCTCAAGGTCTCAAGCGATTACACAAGAACACACAGGATCTTGAGAACAAAAGCTATGCATCAGCTAGTGTGTATGGTATTTCATCTATTGATACGCTCTTACCTTTAGTGGTTAGACGTATTGAGGAGACTACACATGATCGTTTAACACGTGGTACTGGTCATCAATTCCAACTTGTCAAAGAGTATGTATCCCAGCTTGAACCATTAGCATCAGCAGCTATTGCACTTAAACTTACCTTTGATAAAGTATTCTCCTTTAAAGAAGGTAGTGATCAACTTACCAATGTATGTGACGCAATAGGTCATGCAGTTGAGGATGAATGTCAGATGCGCTTCTATGAACGTGAAGCACCTGGCCTATTAAATACCCTCAAGAAGAAGTATTGGCACTCTTCTAGCGGCACACAGCAGCGTTTCACGAACATTCGCAGACCTATGAATGCTGTGGATGTAAAGTGGCAAGCTTGGGGTAGGGATAACCGTGTTAAACTTGGTGGTTGGTTACTTGACTGCATCATTCATGAATCACAATGGTTTACCAGAGAGTTACGAAGAAAGGGTCGTAAGACCGATAACTATGTAGTACCCACACCTGAGTTCATATCCATCAAGGACCAGGTAATGAAGGATGCAGAGTTGTTTGCTCCTCTTGCTTGGCCTATGCTTATCGAGCCTAACGATTGGACTAACGATCGTGCTGGTGGTTACCTTCTCAACGAGGTGATGCGAGGGCATGACATGGTGCGCCGTGGACATCCCACCCGTATACAGGGAGAAACCCCTATCGAGTTTCTGAACAAGATTCAGAAGGTCGCCTTTACTCTTAATCCTTTTATAGTAGAGGTTGCGGAAGAACTAGATAGATTGGAACGAGCAGTAGGTAAGTTCCTCCCCATTGTCAATCATGACCTGCCACCTAAACCTGTAGACATTGCAGAGAACAAAGAGTCTCGTAAGAAGTACAGACAAGCGGCAGCTCAGACAATGAATCTGAATGCACAAGAGTTTAAGAAATCTTGTCGTACTCGGATGACGATGGAGGCAGTGAAGAGGTTCAAGAACGTACCTAAGTTCTACATTCCGTGGTCGTTTGATTACAGAGGAAGAGCTTACCCTATTCCTGCCTTCCTTACTCCACAAGACACAGACTTTGGAAAAAGTTTGTTAGTCTTTGCTGAGGGGTCTTATATGACACCTGAAGACGAGTCTTTTGACGCAGAAGATTGGTTAGCCTTTCAAGTAGCTACTACATACGGTCTTGATAAAGCACCGCTGGTTGAGCGTCTTGAATGGACAAGAAATAACCATGAATTGTTCACACTCATAGCGCAACATCCCATTGATAACTTACATCTTTGGGAGAATGTTGAGGAGCCTTGGCAGTTCTTAGCAGCTGTAGAGGAGTATTACCATTGTGTCGTAGTTGCCGATAGGCAATTCACACGTCTTATGGTGGCAACCGATGCTACCTGTTCAGGTCTACAGATCTTGGCAGGATTAGCTAGGGATAAGTCCACTGCACGTCTTGTAAACGTCTTACCTGGTGATGAACCACAAGATGCTTACAAAGTGGTAAGTTCTGTTGCTACTCCTAACTGTCCTGAGTCTATCCAACCTTACATGGATAGAAAGGTAGTTAAGAGAGTAGTAATGACTGTCCCTTACAACGCTAAACCTTTCTCTAATCGTGGTTACATACGTGAAGCACTGGCTGAGAAAGGCGTAGAGATTAGTAAGGACGATCTCACTGCTACTGTTAAAGCCGTCCGTAATGCTATGGATGTTGTCGTACCTGGTCCTATGGCTGTCATGTCATGGATTGAGCAGGAAGTAGCGACAGCTATCAAGAACGGCAAGGACTTCTTAGAATGGACAACACCTTCTGGCTTTGTTGTTCATCAAAAGCTAAATAAGAAGGAGATTGTGTCCCTGGAACTTCAGCTTCTTGGGCGCTGTAAGATGCAGGTTGCTGTAGGCGACACCGATGAGGTTGACATTAACCATCACAAGAACGCAACAGCACCTAATCTTATTCACAGTCTTGACGCTAGCCTGTTACACCTAAGTGTTCCACGCTTTAATGCACCCATTGCTCTCATTCACGATTCTGTGCTTTGTCGTGCAACGGACATGTCTACATTGTCTTCCGTTGTACGAGAAACCTACATGCATCTATTTGCAGAGCATGACTACTTGCGGGACTTTGCCCAACAGATAGGGGCAGAGACCGAACCACCGATCATTGGAGACCTTGAACCGGAATCCGTGATTGAATCCACCTACTTTTTCTGTTAATGGCACAAACCGTACACATCACCCAAGAACCTGTTGTCCTTGAAGGCTATCAAGCAATCCTCAAGCCTAGCAAGTTTGGTTACTCGCTGGGTGCACTGATTGATGAGAAGCTCGTTGAAGTCCTGGAGCAAGATCGCACTGAGACTATCAAGTGGGCAGAATCTAAACTGAAGAACCCTAAGCGTTCCACTCTCAAGCCTGAGCCTTGGGAAGAGGTGTCTGAGGGTAAGTACAAAGTGAAGTTCTCCTGGAATGAGGAGACTCGTCCTCCTGTTGTTGATACTGAAGGCACACCTATCACTGATGATTCGCTGCCTTTGTACAGCGGCTCTAAAGTTAAGCTGGCATTCCGTCAGAAGCCTTACATCCTTCGTGATGGCATCACCTACGGTACTAGCCTGAAGCTTGTAGGTATTCAAGTCATTGCACTCAACAGTTCTGCTGGTGTAGATGCTGGTGACATGGGTGACACTGAAGTTGCTGCCCTGTTTGGTCAAACCAAAGGGTTCAAGTCCAGCGATCCTGTTGTGACTCCTGCTGCTGATGTAGTAGAGGACGACGACTTCTGATGTATCGCTCAGGCTTAGAGGGTAAGGTCGCTGACCTTCTCTCTAGCTTGAAAGTTAAATACGAATACGAATCACGCAAACTCGCATACATTCTTGAATGCAACTACATCCCCGACTTTCTTTTGCCAAATGGTATCTTTCTAGAAGTGAAAGGACGCCTGACAAGCGAGGATCGCCGCAAGATGATTGCAGTGAAGAAGAGCAATCCCGACTTAGATATTCGGTTCGTCTTTCAAGCACCCTTTAACAAAATCTACAAAGGGTCCAAAACCACCTATGCGAAGTGGTGCGAGAAGCACGGCTTCCCATGGACTTCATACCAATCCATCCCAATCTCATGGCTAACCTAAAGTACGGCTCAGTTGAGTTCTATTGTGAGCACTTCAGTGACTTGCTTGCTGATGTTGACGGTGAAGAACCTGCTACTGCTGACAACATCATCCAAGGGTTTCTGACTTCCGTTGACGAATGGTTTGATTATCACGAACGACAAGCTAATGCATACGCACAACTCCGACAGCGAGTTCGTGAGGCACTTGCCGTGTGACAACTGTGGCTCATCAGATGCAAACTCTTTGTATTCTGATGGGCATACTTTTTGCTTTTCGTGCAATTCGTACGATCACGTCGAAGAAATTGTTCACACTCACAAAATGCCCACTAATGTACAGTTACGCGGATCAGCCGAGCGGCTGCAAAAACGACGTATCTCAGAAAAAGTCTGTCAACAATACCGAATCCACAAAGACGGTGACGTTTTACGCTTCTATTA